CAATGTGCTAACGTATTCCTTGATGGTTATTTCTTTGAACTCCCGCTCCATGTTATTAAATATATTATTTTAGTTTTGTGTAATTGTTTTTTTAACTTGTTGATTATGCTCGCATTATGGTATACTTTCCAGAGTTACGCTCTTGAAGTTTCATTAGTGCAAGATACCTAGTTGCATCTATTAAGTGATTATTAAAATCAATTGGTTCGTTTAGCGTGTGACCTGCTTTGTCTATTTTCCATTTGTAGGTCCTAAACTCTCTAAGTAGATTTGAACCGATTAGGTTTAGCTTGTAACGCCTTAGAATGTCGATTGAATTAATAATCGAATCCTTTCCTTTTGCAGTTGGTTTAATATTGTAACCAAGTCTATACACTTCTTCAATACTTTTAGGCTCGGCACTATCTGCATAAATCTCATCCCTTCGTTCTACTCCGATATTCCTTAACTTGTCTGCTACGTCTTGGTTAGTAAGTCCACGTTCGTAAAGTTCTTCCCTAATGTAAAGTTCTTGGTTATACTTGTAAAACGAAACTACTGCCGTAGGGTCATTACTAAAACCCCAATCTAATCCATATCCGATAAAGTTGGCATCTTGTGGCACTTGGTAGCCCTCAGTAAAATTATTAAAGACTAAACCTTTCAACTGCCCTCTTTGCCCTAAACCAAATATTTTCCAATACTCAGGGTCTGCTGATTCTAATTGCTCAATCTCTTTTTTAAGTGATTCAGGTAAGTGTGGGTTATCCTTGTAGGTTGTAATTAATAACTTAGCGTCTTCTCTAGGAATTACTTGCTCATAAATCCAATGCTCAAAGTCCGATGGGTTATAATCGATTATTACTTTGCCTGTGGTTCTTAGTAGCAACTGCCTCCAATCTTCAAGTTCTAGTTCATTAGCTTCATTGGCAAATAGGATATCACGCTTTCGCCCTCTTATCTTGCTTGCATCGTCTACACTAAAGAACTCGATTAGGTTGTCATTAAGTAGATAAGTGTTCTCGGTCTTGTTGTGGTTAGCCTCTGAGTATAGTTCAGCCTCCTTTAGTATATCGAAGAAGTCACGCATTGAACTTGCCTTTAATGCTGGCAAAGTTTTACGCACTATTGAATAGGTTAGTCCTGTATGCTCTACGCAGGTTCTTACAATCCATTGCAAGGCTGAATAAGTTTTACCTGACCTACTCCCGCCTTGAAGTATTGCTATTCTTTTTCGGTCTACCTTAAACGTATTATCAATATGAACTAAGTTAGGATTAAACCTCATTGTTCTCGATAGGTGATTTTAACCAATCAGGCATTTTATTGATGTTAATGTTTTGCTCGTTCTGAACCTTCTCTGTCAAACCATTTAGTCGCTGAGTTATGCTTGCGTTATACTGCCCAACCATGCCGCCTTGAATTTGGTCATCCTTGATAGCTTTGCGTATGCGTGAGCAGATAGTTTGATAATCGGTGTACCTTTGTTCAGTATTTGCAAAATATTGGCTTAAATCGCTTATTATGCCGTTATCGTAACAATAGCACTCAAACCCATCTAAAGTGAGAGGTCTTTCCAATAGTTCATAATCGCTTACTCCATCCTTTCCTACAAATACGTGCTTCTTTCTTGGATTACTTTTAACCTCTGTCTTATAAGCCTCAAAGTGTTCCCACATCTTCTCTGGCGTTTCTATGTATTTATTCTTTCCCATATCTATAAATATATTATTTGCTCGATATAATACTCTCGTAGTATTCCATTCGATACTTACGCCATAACGCTTCATTGCTATTTTGCATAACATCTTCTTTTAGTTGACTGCCTAAGTCTTTTCTTAACTCAGGGTTTTCAATCAATCTTCGCATTGATTTGTACCAATCCTTTTTACCTGCCACTAAACAATTCTTGCCGTGTTTGCTCATCCATTGATACGATTCCACATCCGAAACGATTACACCTAAACCGAATGCACCCATCTCAAGCATCTTTAATTCAGACTTTGCTCTGTTGAACTCGTTGTATCTTAAAGGAATCAATCCAATGTCCATTAAATTATACGCTTGTGCATAGCTGTAAACATCTGCTGCATTTATCCTTCCGTAATTATTGTCATCTAGGATGTAGTTTGAAGTAAATATCTTTTCGTACTTGTGCCAAATCGAATCACCATCGTAGAATCCTGCAAGCATAAACTTGTAATCTTTGTAAGGGCTTTTATTCAAAGATAGGATTTCGCCTTCGATTAGTTGCAAATCTTCTAGGTGGGTTACTGAACCACTCCACCCAATGTTTACCAACTCAGATTTCATTGCTTGTATCTCAGGGTTCGGTATGAATTGAGGTTGTTCAAAGTCGATAGTGTTTGGAAAAACCTCTACGTTTTTGTTAAACTGCGACACCACATACTTGAGGTAAGGTGTTGTAACCATAATCGCATCCGCTTGGCTAAAGTTGTAAATCAATGCCTCTGCCCTATGGTTTAGTTTCCATTCTTTTTTTAGAACGTGGCTATCGCTTAACTGGTAATGGTCATCCGTATCTATTATTACGGGAATGCCTAATCGTTTTAGAATCTTCCATACGTTTTCTTCGTTGCCTATTCTTGAGATTGACCTGCTCGCAATAATTAAATCGAACTGAGATAGCTGCGATTCAGGAACGTGGTCGATGCTTGCCATTTGGCTGACCTCGTGTCCGTGCAAGTGCATCTTAGAATGTGGAACGATTAATCTGTGATATTCGCCACCCATTATTTTTTGACCTGTGACTAGTAGTATTTTCATTTTATTGCATTAATTAATCCTTCAGTATTCCATAACTCGTAATATTCTCCACCCGCAGGTATTACATTGGGTGCATAGTAGCATATCTCTAATGCTCGCCTACATTTTAACGATTCAGCAATAGCAAAGTTCATTGATTGATTACCGATAAATAACTTTGAGTTGTTTATAATTCGTGCTAAGTCTAAGAAGTTTTCTACTGCTAAATACTTGCAGTTAACTTTTTGACTAAATTGAGAATACTCGGCAGTTGAACCTGTAAAGTAGATTGTTTCTTTAAGGTCGTTTAGAATAGTGTAGTCAATGTTTGGGTTTTGATAGCGTTCAGTTCTATTTACCACTATGTAATCACTTGGCATAGTATCAATGTGCAATATACGCTCTGAGTAGTTTACATTTGTTAATTCAGGAAAGGCTAAAGCATACCATCGTTTTATATCGTAGGCTGCCAAATTCATTCCTATACTCCTGAACTTGTCTAGGTCGTAATCTACTTTCTGATTCCTATAAGGCAACACATCGTAAATAAAGTCAAACTCCATTAACAAAGGTCTGAGCATCTTGTAAGCGTAATCGTTTAGCATCACATCTCCGTAAGCGTGTTTGAACGCAGGGTTCGTACCTAAGTTAGGTGCGTTTACGTTTATGTAAAGAATCGCCTCTTTGTCGTGTATCTCGCAGGCTTTTTGAATGGCAGGCATAGCGTAGAGAATATCTCCACTTGCTCCTGAATGTTTAAATTTTAGATTCATAATCTTCAAAGGCGTTGAATACTTTGTGAATTAATTCGTTCTGGCAATTACCGCAGTGAATGTTTGCAGTCACGTATCCGAACAAATCTTTGTGCGCTTGTTGGAATGCTAATATCTCTAAACCGCTCCACTTCATTGCGTGATTTGTTTTAAAGGTCAACCATCTTTCTTTAAATGGCTTTAGTCTTTCGTATTGTTCTTGATTCATACGTTTAGGTATTTAGAAATAAAAGCACTCATTACGCTACTAGCACACCCAATCATAAACGAATCAACAAATCCATTGCTTGAATATAAAGAGTAGCTTAAACCGCCCCAAAACGCCATACAAAAAGAACATCCGAAAGGTTTAGGTAGTTGCTCCCCAAAAAGTTTGCCGTAAATGTTAGTCAAAAAATCACTTGCACCAATCCCGAAGGATGCACTAAGTGTTGTAAGAATCAGAAAAGTTTTTAAATCTGTCATAGTTTTCAAGTTTTAGTTTTTTAATTGTTTTTTGTATCGTGTATTGGACTGCTCCGTATTTAATGCCAGTCATTACTGATATCTTCCTGAACTCGCCAATGTCTATGTATAACTTCAATAATGTTTGGTCATACCAATCTAAGGAATCAATCTTGTCTTTTACTTCTTGGGTGAAGGTTTGGAACACATCTTCCCTATTTTCTAGTTCAGGGTCTAAGTCACCTTCTAAACCAATCAACAAGTCTATGCTCTCGGTTTGGTCATTGTGCCTATACTTGCGGTAAAATGGCGAATGCTTCGAGTTCCAAGAGTTGTGTGCAATTTTTACGAATAAGAACTTTAAATATTTTTTTTCTTTAGCCTCGAGTATTTTCTCATCAGGCATATCGAGCAGATTAATTATAACCTCGTGAAACAAGTCTTCAAATAAAGCAAGTGAGGCAATGTTTCTGCATACGTTTCGGTAAGCAGCATCTTTGTAGATAGCCTCTATGATTTGTGCTTTATTCATTAGTAGTGTATTACAAAAGTATAAATAAATATTTAATATGTAACTTATTTAATTTTTTCAGCCTTATCCACATAAGCAGTAAACCCCATTCTGTTTAGTTCTTCAATCCTAAATTTTTGTAATGGCTTTAGCGTGTCGGTGTATTCTTTGCATTCAATGAAAACACATTTACCATCCTTTAGACACATTAAGTCTGGGATGCCGTTCTTATTTGTTTTGATAAGATTAACCACATACCATCCATCTGCTTCCATTTTCTTTATAATCTTTGATTGGTGTTTTGATGCCATTTCTTAAAAGTTTGAAGTGTGAAATCTTTTTTATTCATTACTGATTTATAAATTTGCTGCTCTATCCCTTTATGAGAAAATATCCAATAGATATTACTTTTAACTCTATCCTTTGTGGTCATCCTATCTCTACTCTGCCAATAACTTACTGCGCTAAAATCAATGTTGTAATAAACAATCGCACTCGCTGCGCTTAGGTTTATCCCTTCCCTGCCACTAACTATCTGCAAAGCTATGTTTTTATCGGTTGTATTAAACTCATGTATATTATCTGTTACATCAATATGCCGTTTGATTGCTTCTAGTTCAGCAATGAACTTATAAAATATGGCTATTTTTTTATTCTTAAACTTTTGTGCTATGAACTTAGACTTTGTTTCATCAAATACAAACCTACTACCATCTTCAAACTTTATTGTGCCGCTGTATAGTTGGTGTAGTTTCTGCATTTCTTTTACTGCCGTATCTGCCAGAACTACTCCATTCTTACCTTCAACTACTTTATCATTCTTTAACTTGGTAATTACATTGTAAGTACTTGGCTGCATTATAACCGTATGCACCTGCTCCACTATTTCGCTAACAAACCCCGCTTCGCCCTGTGTTTTAGTTAATATTATCGGCTCAATGTAAGGTCTTATCTTATCGTAACTAACATCGCTGTAATCATTACAAGTGCCGTATGATGTATATTTTAGTTTAGGCTTACCAAATGATTCAAACCACCTATAAAAGTTCTTATAATCTTTGA